AAACACACGCTGGTATCTTCGCGGCAAATCTGGACTATATCATTCAGCAGTATAAGACCAATCGTGAAAACATGCTCAAGAGAGCTGAGGCAGTCGCTGCCTATGCCAACCAGCGGTTTGATCTCAAGCTTATATTGAGAAGATGGCATGATACTTTAGCAGAGCTGGCCGAAATGTATCCAGCTGGCGCCAGAGCTCCCAAGAAGCTGGAAGAGAAATTTGTATATAGAGTTGGATAAAAATAATTGTTTACTTTCTCTCTTTCTATAAATATAATAGTACTAGAACGATGACGGCACAGATCATAAACTTTCCGCTGAAGAACGCTAGAGTCAAGCCAACTCCACCTATGGATGAGGAGGCTGTTATGGCTGGCGTTGATAGCATGAAGCATACTCACATAAATGAGACTCTGGCTGCTGCTGCTCAGATGCTGTTTGAGAGACTGTACGCGGCAGGTTTTGACTTTTCAGAGTTCAAGAATGAGACGGAGCTCAAGTATGGCTCGTTCCTCATAGAAGCTATGCACTCTCTACTGTGCAAGTACTATGATGTGTATCACCCGTTTCAAGACGTTGCTAAAAAGATCTTCATCCGCGACGACCAAGGTGAATTCGTAGTTACGGACGAGTTACACATGCGCTTTATCGACGGTAAGAAAAAGGGCTCCTGAGAGACTTTACATTATGCTTATTTTGGACTTGAATCAGGTTATGCTTTCCAATCTCATGGTTCAGATTGGAAACCACACAAATGTTGCCGTCGACGAAAACATGGTGCGGCATATGATCCTAAACACTATTCGATCGCTGAATGTAAAGTTCCGCGGTGAATACGGCGAGATGATCATTGCTGCTGACGGACCTAATAGCTGGCGGCGTGACATATTCCCCTACTATAAAGCCAATCGCAAAAAGAGTCAGCAGACCTCTGAGCTTAATTGGACCAGCATCTTTGAGTGCATGAATAAGATTCGTGCCGAGCTCAAGGAATTCTTTCCATACCGCGTAATTCATCTGGATCGTGTGGAGGCTGATGACGTCATTGGCACGCTGGTCTATGACTTTCACAAGACCGACTCGATCATGATTCTATCTGGCGACAAGGACTTCAATCAGCTTCACTTTCACGGCGTCAAGCAGTATGATCCTACTCGTAAAAAGATGATTGTCTGCTCGGACCCAGAACTCTATCTGGAGCAACATATTCTCCGTGGTGACAAGGGAGACGGTATTCCAAACATTCTCTCTTCTGACAACTGCTTTGTAGTAGGAGAGCGTCAAAAAACCCTGACACAGAAGAAGATGGATGCTCTAGTTGATCTGGGCTTAGCTTGTAAGTTTGATCACCAGTACTTTCGCAACCACGTTCGTAACTCAAGTCTAATTGATCTTCGGTGCACACCGGATGAGTACAAAGAAAAGATTAGAGTGTCGTACAACGAGCAGTCCTCAAAGACAGGCTCAAAGATGATGAACTATTTTATTAGCAACAGGCTTAAAAATCTGATGGAACATATCGGAGACTTCGCATGAAACTTGGTGTCGCGGAGATCTTAGAGAAAGTATCTAAAATCTCGCGAAGATCTGATAAGGTCAATGAGCTACGAAAGCATGATAGCTTCGCGCTCAGGACAGTACTGCAGGGCGCTCTAGACCCTAGAGTCGAATGGCTTCTTCCGGAGGGTACACCTCCTTTCAAGAAGAACGATCTAGTAGATTTAGAGAGTGTGCTATATGCAGAAGCCAGAAAGCTTTATCTTTTCGTGAGAGGAGGTAACGACAGCCTGAAACCGCTGAAAAGAGAGACGCTCTTCATTGAGCTGCTCGAAACTCTAGATCCAGCTGACGCAGACCTGCTCTGCGCGGTAAAGGACAAAAAGATTCCTTACAAGGGAATAAACAGACAACTAGTTAGAGAGGCATTTCCAGGATTACTACCAGATGAGCAAGAGCAGAAATAATCGCTATCGCGATAACCTCGATGATATGGATTATGAACTTGATCCATATGAGCGCAAGTCGGAATATCTAGAAAAGAAACGTTTTAAGCGCATGCAGAGAGCGTTGAAAACTAAAGATATTGATATGTTACTTCAACAAAACGACGATTATGATGATAATGAATATGTTTATGATTCTGAATCTCAGAATAAATATAACTACGAGAAGTAATGATGCCAACTTATACCTTCATAGACAAAAACGACGGCTCAGAGATTACTGAATTTATGACAATTTCTGAGCTGGACAACTTTCTAAGAAAGAATAACAACTTGGAGCAGGTGATAGGCGCTCCGGCAATTGGTGACTCGGTCAGACTCGGATTAAAGAAGCCTGATCGCGCCTTCACAGATCATCTCAAAGAGATGAAGAAGAATCATTCTAAAGGACTGTCTCGATCGACGATCAACACCTTTTAACTGAGTAATATGCAGCAGAAGAGATTGACTAGAAAAGAAAAAAGAAAACTTAGACAGGCTGGAATAGATGAAAACAATTCTTACGACTATCTCTTCAAGCACAGCTTTCAGCTAAAGAACATACAGCCTCTGACTAACAACCAGAGGTTAGCGTTTGATCACTTCGCTAAAGACAAAAACATACTGCTTCATGGTGTGGCCGGTACCGGAAAGAGCTTTTTGTCGCTGTACATGTCACTCAATCAGATACTCAGCGGTCAATCTACTTATGAACGCGTGGTTATTGTTAGAAGCGTAGTTCCTACTAGAAATATGGGTTTCCTACCAGGAAACAATAAGGAAAAATCTAGAGTATATGAGGCACCATATGTGGCAATTTGTAATGAGCTTTTCGGTCGAGGCGACTCGTACGCTAATCTTACAGCTAAGGGGTTTTTGGAGTTTATATCTACTTCTTTTGTACGCGGCACTACTTTTAATGATTGCATCGTTATCACCGATGAGATCCAAAATATGGACCTGGGCGAGCTCGATTCTGTAATTACTCGAGTCGGAAAGAACTGCAAGGTTCTGCTGTGCGGCGACTTCAGACAATCAGACTTCAGGCGTGACGCCGAGCGCTCCGGTCTCATGAAGTTCATTAGCATTGTCAAGCAGATGAGCTGTTTTGAGTTTGTGGATTTCAATGAAAATGACATCGTAAGATCAAATTTGGTTCGTGAATATATCATAACTAAGGACAGACTGGGTATCAGTGTTTAAGCATGAGCTACTAGAACATCAAGAGCTAGAGTCAGTAACTACGGACTCTGGTCGATTCTATACGACACCAGACGGAAAGAAGTATCCATCGGTAACCACCGTGATAGGAGCAGCGTCTGATAAGACGTGGCTCTACGAGTGGCAAAGGCGTGTCGGCAAGAAGAAAGCTCAGGAGATAACCAGCCGTGCGGCTACTAGAGGAACTAAAATTCACCGCATGTTTGAGAAGTATCTCATGAACGAGAGCGACTATCTCGACAACGCCGTGCCTATTAATAAGTCTTTGTTTCTAGAGATGAAGCCTATTGTAGACAAAAGAATGAGTAAGATCTATGGCGTAGAACATACTCTCTATTCTCATCGTCTGAGAACAGCAGGTAAAACAGACGTTATTGCCGAGTTTGATGGTATCGCGTCCATAGTAGACTTTAAGACATCCTCTCGACTAAAAGAAGAGAGTGATATTCGCGGTTACTTTCAGCAGGCAACCTGTTACGCTCTAATGACTGGCGAGCGCCATGGCATTCACATTCACAAGATAGTGGTGCTCATATGCACTCCTGAGGGCCCGCAGGTCTTTGTTCAGAAGACCAAAGACTACGTCTCTGAGGTGGTACACATGTTCAAGAATCATATGTACTTTATATAATACATGTGTTATAATTTAACATCAAGTCAATGACCAGTGGGTTATAGAATCATGGCCAAGCGAATCGCAGACCGCAGGTTTAAGCGTGACAAGGTAAAGCGTATCACCAAGACCGAGGAGTATCTAATTAATTCCAAGTATATTGGTGACGAGCCTACATATACCGGTGAGACACTCACTGACGCTCAGCTCTCGCGCGCCTATAACTGGTACAACTACATGTGTAGGATTTCCGATGCTCGCGAGTATATTGTAGAGTATATGGAGCATATTGGGAAGAAGAACCTAGCTCGCCAGATCAAGAGCGTTTCAGATGGTCAGATTCCCACCACGGCAGGCTGGCTCTGTCGCATCATGTTGCGTGGTGGTAAGATTACTGATCGCTCCAAAGAGTTTCTTATAGATCGAGTCACGCGCGCTATCGACCACGCTGAAGAGACGGTCACTGAGGAGAAGGCTGAAAAGCCGCAGCGTAGTTCGGTGGACGCGCAGGCCGCGGTTCGAGCGCGAGCTCGAGATATCATTGGCCAAATCGAGAGCATGATTGATAAGGGCATTGAGTTCTCTCTCTATGAATTCATGCAGAAGAATACTATTCCACCGATATACTCGTCTTACATCTCTAGCTACTATGAAAGGCTTGTGGCGGAGTTTGAAGAGGTTCAGACCACTGATGACGCTGATCTAAAGCATGCATATAGAAACTATACCAAGCGTCAACTGCAGAAGGAGCTGGACTTCTATAGGCGAATCGTGGATGAGGCTGATAAGTTTGCATCAAATGCTGTTCTGGTGCGTAAGGCTAACCGTAAGCCTAAGACTGTCTCAATCGAGAAAGTCATTAAGCATCTTAAGTTCAAGAAGAACGATCAGAAATATAAGCTGGTGTCAGTGGAGCCGCAGAGCATTCTGGCGGCTCAGGAGCTCTGGACCTTCAATACCAAGACTCGTCTGCTTACAGTCTATAGGGCTCAGGATCAGGGAGGTCTTGGCGTAAAGACGGTTCGTATCACGGGATTTAGTGAGAACACCTCGGCAGCTAAGCGTCTGAGGAAGCCAGAGGATTTTTTGCCCAAGGTACTGAGTGGCGGCAAGGTAACTCTCAAGAACCTTATGGATGAGATCAAGACCAAGCCTGGTCTCGTAAATGGTAGGATTACTCAAGATACTATTCTTCTCAAGGTAGTAAAATAGTAGTTTACACTGATAGTTCTTAATGGTATAATCTAAATATGACTATACACTACGAGTTTCCAAGTAATCTGACTCTAGACGAAGTGAAAGACATCATCCGAGACAACTCAAATTTCTATTTGGGTGAGCGCGACGGCTACGTCGTGGCGAACTATCTAGTTGCTGGGTCAGATACTCATCCTCCAGTCGTGGATCGTCGTACCGCGGTAATGCGTGAGCTTCGTGGTCTCGTCTTTGATTCTAATGGTCGACTCCTCGCTCGTCGTCTTCACAAGTTCTTTAATCTTGGAGAGCGTGAGGACGTGGCTCAGATCGACGTCTCTAGACACCACGTGGTATTGGAGAAGCTCGACGGCTCAATGATAACTCCATTCATGGTTGGTGATCAGCTTCGGTGGGGCACCAAGATGGGTTTGACCGAGATATCTGGCCAGGTCGAGGAGTTTGTCAAGAACTCAAGCGCTCAGTACTCTCGCTTTGCTCTTACTTTAATCGAGATGGACTGCACTCCGATTTTTGAGTGGTGCTCGCGGAAGCAGCGAATCGTAATTGACTATCCCGACGATAGCTTAGTTTTAATCGCGACTCGTGACAATGAGACCGGCGAGTACTGCGACTTCAATCGGCTAGCGACAGACATGGGTATACCAGTTGTCTCTACCATGGAGCCGATCTCTGATCTAGATGCCTTCACTCGAGAGCTTCGCGAGCGTGAGGATATCGAGGGTGTGGTGATTCGCTTTGACAACGGCCACATGGTCAAGGTGAAGACCGATACGTATATCGCTCTTCATCGAGCCAAGTCTGAGCTGGAGTCTGAGCGCAACGTGGTAAGGCTGATTCTCGAGGATAAGGTGGACGACCTCCTCCCTCTTCTTCTGGATGAAGACCGTGAATCGATGATCAAGTACAGGGACGACGTAAACCATAGCGTTCAGGCTCATGTATATCTGATCAACTCAGTTCTTGCTGCCATTCGAAATAAAGGGCAGAGCCGTAAGGACTTCGCTATCGAAAGTGAATCGATGAATCTCTCGGTTCGAACCTTTGTATTCAAGCATTGGCATAGCGTATGCGATCGAGAATCGGTCGTAGATTACGTGCTTAAGCATCTTGGTTCGAACAAGTCATACGAGAAGTGCCACGTCATTATAGCCAATCGTTGGAGAGAAGTTCATGTCGAAGAATGAAGCGCCTGAACGCAGATGCATGACTTATAGTCACGTCTGGACTGCATTTCATCGGGCCGGTAAGAGAATACAGTGATCAATACCAATGAGTTTATATCTGATGTAGAGATCCTTCATGAGACGCTATCACTCTCATATATGGAGGCTATAGTATACTGGTGTGAAGCTAGAGGTTTGGACGTAGAGTCGATCTCTCATATAGTGAAGAAGAATAGGGTCCTTAAATCTAGGCTTAAGCAGGAGGCCGAAGACCTTAACTTTCTCAAGAGAAAGAAGGGTTCCAAGCTTCCAGTATAAATATTCCGAAAAATTTTCGGAGTACTGATGAAGCTTACTATCAGAGGTAGGACTGCCAAGAGAGTACCCCGACGTCTGATAGAGGCTGCTGCCAGATGGTACGGCCGAAGACTTTTCGATCCAAAGATCTTAAGAAAATTAAAGCTCACTGTTCACTTCAAAACAATGGACATAGACATGCTCGGCGAGTGTGTCTATAAGAACCCGAAGAAGTGCAACTATCGCTACGATATTGTTATCAACAGGGACATGGGTGAGAGAAGAATTCTCACCACTCTGGCACACGAAATGGTTCACGCCGCACAGTATGTCTCAGGCAAGTATATTTCTTATAAGAGAGAGTCCATGGTGCACCTCGTTAAGTTTGATGGTGATCACTACGACATGAACGAGATAGACTACTGGGATCATCCGTGGGAGATCGAGGCTGCTGGCCGAGAGCTTGGTCTATACATAAGGTTCATCAATCACATGGTGGAGGAGGGTAAATTATGAGCACTCAGAGTCTTGATAATGAGATCGAGCAGCTGAAGGGTAAGATCTCAAACCTAGAGGATAAGAACTATGATTCCGAGAAAAAGATCTGTCGTAAGATCTCAAACCTAGAGAATAAGAACTATGATCTCGAGAAAAAGATCGGTCGTCTGTTTGATAATATCGCCGTTATAGAAGATAATCAACGTGATGCCAAGCTTTTATATAATTATGTTGAAAGGCTATATTACTCTAGGATAACGCTCTCTCCGGAGCTGTTTGAACGAGAGCTTAAGGAATTCTTCAAGAGCACTATTGACAAGAGAATATGACACCGTTTGAATGCTATAAAACGTACTCAGCTCTCAAGCTTCACTTTACATCCGACTATAACTACTTTCACTACAATGGCGCGATCAAGCTGAAGCCAGAATCATTTGAGAAGAGAAACGATAAAATATTCTTTGCTAAGATAGCGAAACATGCCGATCCGTTAAACTTCATGATGGTGAATATTCTAGACAATCCCAAGGTCTGGATTCGCAGCATGGCGTATAGTTCAGATGCTGAGAACAAGTACTCTAGCTGGCTTAAGAGAAAACAATCGCTTACATATATTTTTAAAGAAGACATAAAGAAGCTGAACAAAGACTTTGACAAGAATATAGTTGTCGAGTCGAACTCTCACCCTTCAATAGTGGTTAAATACCTGGGCGGCGAGATATCTCTAGAGACTCTGTGCATAGTGGCATCTATAACAACCGGCTGCCTTAGGTACTGGGATAAAGTCATGTCAGATGACCCGATCTGGGATGAGATCTCTAGAAAAATCAAGAAGTACGTACCGTTTTTGAACATTAATGCGTCCAAGTATAAAAAAATTATGCTGGATGCATTTAGTCAGAATTGACGTATAAATACAATGGGACAGGTTTCCCATAATACGATCAATACATCGCAACACTATTAATACGGAGAATACAATGGTAGATTTCGCAAAACTCAAGGAAATGCGCGGGCAGAAGTCCCTCGCCGGTCTCACAGCGGAGCTGGAGAAACTAAACTCAAAATCAGAGCGTAAGTCAGACGAGCGTTTTTGGGCGCCGACTGTCGACAAGGCTGGAAACGGCTACGCCGTCATTCGCTTTCTTCCAGCGCCTATAGGCGAGGATGTTCCATTCGTTCGCATCTTCGATCATGGATTTCAGGGCCCCGGTGGGTCTTGGTACATCGAGAACTCTCTCACCACGATCGGCAAGAAGGATCCAGTCGGTGAGCTCAACTCCGCTCTCTGGAACTCCGGCATTGAGGCCGATAAGGATATCGCTCGCAAGCAGAAGCGTCGTCTTCACTTCATCTCGAACATCTATGTGGTTGAAGACAAGGGTAAGTCTGAGAACGATGGTAAGGTCTTTCTGTACAAGTAT